ACCTAAACATACTGTTTGTGTTTATCAAATCATTCATTTTATTTGCAATATTATTGCCATTAAATTTATTACTGTAATTACTAATTATACCATTTTTTTTAATATTTGATGTATTATTAGAGTTAAAATTATTGGTATTTAAAGATTTTAAAATAGAAGATTTATCTTGATATCTTGCTTTTTGAATTCTAGGGTTGTCATATCCATCGCCATCCATTTGTATATGTCCTGCAGATTGTTTTGCTAATCCCTCAAAAGAACCTCTGACTGGGTCTGGACCTGAAACGGATAAACGAGATCTTGAAGAATGCTCTACGGTGTCAGTTGAGGTTTTATCACTAGTAGATGCTCTTTTAGAAGACGATATTTTTGCTGCCAATGCATTTGCAGTTTTTGTTTTGCTAGAAGTGTCTACTCTTTTAGAGGCGGCGTCTGCTAAGTTTTTATTTTGATTTTGAGCGCCTAAAATCATAATTTAAATACCTAAAATCTGGAGGCTACGTCTGCGTATGGATCTTGACCTAATCTTGGCAATCCGTTATACATAGTACTGTCAATTGGACCATCAACAACATCTCCAAACAAACCTCTTAATCTATTTAAATCCTCCATTGATCCTGAGGTATTTATTCTGTATTGAACTCCAGAAGATGCCATTCCGCCCTGTTGATAGTTATTTATATTTGGTTGAATAGATGGATAATTTGTTTCATATGGATTTCCACCTGGCAAAAGTGGAGGTCCTTTTATATCACCTGCAGTTCTATCTTTTCTTGCCTGATAAACAAAGCTTCCAACAACCAGTGCTCCAGCGGCAACTGCGGCTGTTCTTATTGACTTACTTTTAAATAATTCACCTAACTGACCTTCTCTAAAAGATTGGCCAATTCTTTTATATGGATTTCTAGCTACTTCAAAAGGTTCATCATCTATATCAAAACTTCTTAAAATTTCGTCAGACATTGCTGATAACTCATCTGATTCTGAAACTGGAGTAATTAAACTAGCTACAGAATCAGTATCACCCTTTAAGCCTTCTAATGCTTTTTTAGATTGGCTATATGTAAAAGCGTTGTTTGCTTCTGTGCCAGAAAACTTTACTTCTTCTCCGGCTACACGCTGCATATACTCTGTGAGCTCATCTGCCTTCGTTGCTTCTTCACTACCAGCTGGTAGTTCTCTTTGAAATTTTAAAAACTCTTTAGCGTAATCTTGATCTACCTCAGCTAAAGAAAGATCCTTATCACCCATGTGCTCTCTAAACAAATCTTGGATAAAATTAAAAGAACCTACATGCACCATATCTGCGTTGGCTCTTCTTCTAGTCCTGGCTAACTGGAAAAGACTCATCATAATATCTTCTTCTCCTTCAGCACCAAGACCACCTAGATATTTTGCTGCCCTTGCACCAAACTTATTGGTAAGTTCAAGTTCTGTAGCGTCAACGATATCTAAAACATCGGTTGCGGCTCCTCCAGGATAATTATCCCTAATTGCTTTTATGCCTTGAGCCAGTCTACTAGAAATCATATTCTTAATAACTGACTCTTCTGGTGTTGGCGCTGAAACCATAGATTGAGTTCTCTCTAAAGACTCAAATAGATCTGTTAATCCTGACGATCTCAGCATTGCTTCTGCGGCTGTACGCAAATCTGCTTTTGCTGTTATTCTATTTGTGGCTAACCTAGCTGCATTTTTTTCTAAAATTCCAATTTCTGCTTTATATTGATTTGCTAATCTTGATTGAATTGACATTGCCGCATACTTATTATATGCATCAGTTCCCTCTTTCAAGGCTACTGATTCAATAAAGTTACTAGCTGTTAATCCCTCTCCTGCAGCAATTGCGGCTCTGAGAGTATCTTTTTGTGCTGATGTTAATGCAATACCTGCTTCTTCTGAAGTATTTAATGCTTGCGTCATTCCTCTTCTTATAGCAGTAGCTGCAATTTCTTGACCTTCTTCGGCAACCAATCTTTTTGCTGCAATCATTGGATCTAACCCAATTAAACTTTCTTCAGCGGTTCCTTGCGCTATCTGCAAAGCTCTTTGATAACCCATTCTTTCAAACTGTTGATCCATTGCGGCTTTTGCAACATCGTCTAATTCAAATTTAGTTAAAGATCTATAATCTATTGAACCTTCAATAGCTCCAGTTCTTTTTTCAACTCTTCTTGCTATTGACTTATAAACATTTTCTAACTTTTCTTTTTCATAATCATCTAAACCCCTTGCTGCGTCGTCAAAAGAAAGTAGTTCTTTATTGCCAATCAACTGCTTTACCAAGTCAACCATGTCTGAGGCTGGTATTATTCCTACAGCGTATTTTTTTGCTAAGAATGAGATTGCATCAGTTGGTAAGCCCTCTTCCATTTGCGCAGCTACGGAAAATACAGAGCTCATTCTATTAGCTAAAACACCAATAGTATTTTCTATACTCGGAATTCCTTCTTTTGAAGAAATCTGTAGCAGGTCTTCTAGTGCGTAGTTAACAGAGGCTACTAATTTATCTCTATTTACTCCGGTGACAAGTCTTTCTCCAGAGTATATGCCTTCTATTTGTTGCGCTGTAAGATTTCTTCCACCACCTAAAGTTTCATTTACCAATTGTACAAATCTATCACCCGTTGATGCTTCTGCACTTGCTTTTTGATTTAATTCAACAAATGCCTTATTAAAGTACTTAGCTCCTTTTTCTGCTCCTAAGTTTTGAGCCATTTGAACTGTCATTCTTACACCACCAACAGTTGTTAATGCGTCTCGAGATCTTGTTGAGGCTGCGCCTCTTGAAACTGCTTCAATAAAAGCTGCTCGCATGCTTGGAGTTTCAGTCAAACTTTGAAGTGGACCAGATTGTTTTTCTTTTGCTAAACGCATTATAGTTTCTACTGCAAATAGTTGATCAACGCTTCGCAAACCAACCGTTGCTCTTCCTTTAACTGCATCTGGATTTTTAGCTAATCCAATTTGTTGAACTCTATCATAAACTTTTTTTAGAACATCTTCATCAAGACCTGTTTGCTCCATCAAAGCTGCTTTAAAGCCAGATTCATCAAAAGAACCTTGTAACGATCTTATAATATCTGGATCATTATTTAATATTTTGTGTAGAGTTTCTTTGTCATGAAGATTTGCTCTTGCATAAATAAATTCTTCATAGCTCTTTGGATCTCTATAGGTTATAAATGCTACTCGAGTTTTTCCTTCTGCGTCTTTAAATGTTCGCATCATTGGTATGCCTTTGTCGTCCAAGTCAAAAGTACCTAAAGAGGCTTTATATAGCGCAGCATTTTCATCTGATACCATCATCGCATCTCCTTTGAGACTAAATTGCACAAAGGTTGCGTCTTTTTTCCCACCAAGCTCGGCAAGGTCTACTGGTATAAAATCTTTTCCTCCCCTGTATCTTACGCCAAAGACTGATGCCTGTTCTGAGCCATATGTTCTAATTCTATATCTTTGAGCATCTGGGCTTAGTAGTCTTGGTTCTCCAAGTTTTTCAGTATATACTTGTGTAGTATAGTAATTATTTACTCTACTTACTATTTCTGGAATTGATCTAGCATCTCTATTTGACATAAGTGCATTGAATATTTCTTCAATTTGCCTTCTTCTAACCATGGCTAAAGCTCTTGCTTTTGGGTCAAGTAATTCAACTGGAATATTATCTAAAACTTTTCCATATGTTCTAGTGTCACTTGGATCAACACCAAATGCTCTAGCTTCACTTTTTAGTTGACTTATCAATTCGTCTGGTACAGCGCCTGTTCTTCTAAATTCATCCATCCCAGATTTTACTCTAGCTAGAAGTTGTTGTTGTTTCGCAAGAAAGCTTGGATCAGTATAGGCTGTAGGATCAATCATCAATTGGAATGGTTCTAAAAATACTTCACTGCTATGTTTTTTGGCTATATTTCCAGCTATGTATGATGCAACTTCCGAACCCATTTCTTTTTTTAATGCTGATTCTGGGGCAATTATTAAACTTCTTTTAAAATCTGCCTTAGCTGGATTATAAATTTTTTCAAAAAACTCATCAATTCTTTCAATCTCTCTTTGATCTGCTTTTGATTTAACTTTTTTATTTTGCAGTTTTGTTCTAGTTCTTTTAAGTTTTTTTACTTCAGCTTCACTTATTAAATCTTCAAAAGATAGTACTCCAGCGTCTCCCTTAAAGGTTCCACTCTGTGATCCTATTCTCATAGGATCTTGTACTCTTCCGTGGTTATCTATTTGCCCTTGTATTTTGTCTATTTGATCTTTTAGAAGTTTTAACTCTTCTACTTCTTCTGCAGTTATATTTCCCCTAGCTGAAAGACTAGAGCGTAGATTGTTATACTCTGTTCTTTTACCTGCTAGTAGTTTTTTATAACCAGAATCTGTTAGCCAATAGGAACCATCTCTAAAAGTTTCTAGATTATCTCCCATTCTTTCAACTAACTCAGTATAATATTTGCGTTGTTCGTCACTTTCATAAGCGATACTCCCCACTCTTGCTTTAAGAGCGTCCAACATATTCCCACCAGAGGAACCAATATCTCGTCTTGCTAATTCAAGTTCTCTCTTTAAAAGAGTGTTTAAATTAAATGGATTTTCTACTAAATCAGTTGGAGTTCCTCCCATAATTCCAGAAGTTCTTGCTATTATTTCTAGTGCTTCTTCCTGGCCAAGAAGTAAGCTTCCTCTCATTCGTCCGCCTGTTTTAGACATTAATAAAGCGTCAAGGCCTTCTAATTTTTCTCCTCCTGCTATTCGCAAAATTAAATCACTTGGATCGTATACTCTTTCTACTTTTGCTCCTGCAGGCATTTTTGAAATAGCTTCTGATATTTCATCTGCTTCAAATGAGACAGTTCTTGGAGAAAGTTGTGACGCAACTCTTTTTGGAAGCTTCGAAAGATAAGTGCCGACTTTTTCATTATCTCCAGTAGCTACTGCTTTTAAAAACTTTTCAACAAAACCAGCTCTAAAAGTTTGTACCCCTGCTGCTGTTTTTAACATTGATTGTTCGAGCGCACTTAATGGGACATCATCTCCAGCAATACCATAAGAAAATACCTGGACTCCTTCGTCGGTAATATTTGTAAAACCAGGGAATCTTGTTCGGTATACACTACTTGGATTTAATATTGATTCAAGAACTTGCGGTTTACCTTTCCAATTATATAATAAAAATGTTCCATCTATTTGTTTTCCAGCTAATCTACCAAGCCCTAATCTTTCTAGTTGTGCAGAAGACGATCTCCCAATGAATCTATTTATAGCAGTAACTTCGCTTTCTAAAGCAGATGCGCCTGTGCGTCTTTCTAATCTTGTTGCAGTTGGCCCTACTCTTCTGAATTCAGAAATATTACTTGCGTATATCTCATCAGTTGCTGCATTGAGGTTGCTATAGGTTTCGCCACTAAGTTTATTAACTATAGTCCCATCATCGTTAACGGTCAGCATTGAGTACGCTGGGTTTCTTGATAGAACCGTTCTTAATGCTCTTACCCTATCGTTAATCATATACTAAAATATTCCTGCTGAAATGTTAATTGATGATTGGTTGCCATAACTTGGTACCGGTGTAACTGATCCGCTTATATTAGATCTAGACATGATCATCCTTAGTCTAGCTGCTACAGACTGCTGGCTTTCTCCTGCTCCAAACATTGGGTAGCTTGGATTGGTTAAATTCGCTTCACGAACCTGCTGTGGATAGTAACCCATTTGAGACATGTTAATTCCCATAGATTGGCCTATTTTTATTTTAACATGATCCATATTAGTATTTGGGTGCCAACCCTCCCAGCTTAAATCTGGTAATTCATGTCTTGTAAAATATTCTGCTAAATCAGGCTTTTCCTCGACTGGCATTCCCCATGCTGCTTGGTATATTCTTCTTTCAAGTCTTGGTGCAGTGGATAGGATTCTTTCTCTTTCCTGCACTGGAGCATTAATCATCTCTTTAAAGTGCTCGCGTTTTCTTTTAGGTATTGCTAGCGATAGTGTATCAACAGAACTTCCATATAAGTCTGCACCATACATTGTTCTTTTTGCCGCTTGACTAAATTGATTTGCTGCAGCCATATCACCAGCTTGAGCAGCTTCTGTGGCTAAAGATCTATTCTTAACATATGTTAATATATCTGTATATTCTTCAAGAGCCATCTGTTTTTTTCGTTCTTTTGGTATAAATCTTTCACCAGTAAACATCTCTTTTGTATTTTGATATCCAGAATATGCCATACCAGTGGTCAAACCAGCTACTGCAGCAAATGCCCTTTCTTTAGGGCCCTTACCAAACATTGCTCCAATTCCAGCTACAACTAACCCACCTGTTATAGGATTTCTTTGAGTAGATTTATAATAAATTGGTTTTATGAAGCCTTCAATTGGGCTGCTCCATTCGGGAAAAGAGTTTCCATAAACGTTTCTTCTTTCCCAATCTTCTTGCGCTGTTCTATTTGGGAAAAATTTTGTGTTTATAAATGTATCTCTGTGTGCGAGATACTCTCCCATTTGACCAACTGCTTTTGCAGATCTGCTTATTCCTAATTCTTCTGCTGTTGAATACTTATACTTATACGGAGTAAAATTATTTCTTTTTGTAGTTTCTTCTATTTGACCTCTTATGTCTTGAACTGCAACTCTTTCAGCTGGTTGAAGATTACCTAAGTTTAAAGTTCTATTTAACTGTCTAAACTGTCTAGAGTATGGCGCTACGTCTCCTAAGATATCCAATTGGGTTACTTGATTTGAATAATCTGTTCTTAATGGATTAAGTCTTTCGTAAGCAACACCTGGAAGTCTTAGTTCACCTTCTTGGACTTTTGTAAATGGATCTCCTGTTTGAAAATTAGTAAAATAATCTGAACCAGGCAAGAATGGGTATTTCATGCCCATTGTATTTCTTATTGGGTTTAGATAAGAAATATCTGTTCTTTCTTTGGGTACAAATCTTCTAACTATTTCAGATAATTCCAAAGAAGAATCAGAAGCTGGTACGTCACCAAGACCACCAAGATTTAGGTCCCAGAATGATCTAGTGCTCCCGTATGCTTTTGCAGATGATTGCAGAACTGCTTTATTTGGTTGCAGATCACCACTGCCAAATCCAAATGTTTCTCGAAGAGAGGAAAATCCAAATCCATAGATACCAGCCATTTCTTGCATTCTGTATCCAAGTTCAGACTTCTGCATTTGTAGACTGTTGCCTGTAATAGGAGATCCAGAAGGAACAATTGCTGGCGGTATAAATCCTGGAACTGGAGGAGGACCATATTGAACTGCGTTTAAATATCCTTGATTATTTTTTGCTATTGTATTAAAAGAAATATTTCTTGCAGTATTTAAAGGTGCTATATCAGAGGCTATGCCTGAGTTATAAGAGCCCATTTGCATTCCGACTGCGCCTGAACTGAAGTTGCCGATTGATGCGCCTGCTGGACCTCTACCACCATAACCTGCAGTTAAACCAGCGCCTGAAGCATATCTGACTCTGCCAGAAGATAACAACCCGCTTGGATCAAAAGCTCCTTGATCTCCTGCTGGGACATATTGGGCTAAGGCATTTGACACCTCTTCTTGGTGCATTTTGACTGGTGGCTTTAATAAACGTCCAACTGTCATATTAAGTGCTGGAGTTAATGGTCCAAATGGTCCAGTAAAATACTCACCTGTTACTGGATATGGTCTATCAAAATAATGTTCTCTTTCAAACCTGTAGGGATCTAAAGGTCTTAGTGGAGAAAAATCATATCCATAAGCTAATCTTTCAAGAGGAGCACCGTAAGCATCAGAAGTATAGACGCTTCCAGATTGAAGTCTCCTATAATATGATGGTCTGTAATACTGGACTTTGCCACCACCAAACGGAGTGGTTCCAAGTGGCCAAAATCTTCCCTGTCTTATCGGTACTTCACCCTCAAGTAATTGTTGTTTCTTTTCTTGGTATCCCATTCCTCCTGGAACTACACCAGAAATAGCTGACTGTACTTCTACTGCTCCCCTTGCTGCTTTTGTCAAAAAGTATGGAGAGTATACTCTTTCTCCTCTTTCATCTTTAGGTTGCGTGTACCCACCAATTGTTCTGTCTGCAGTTACCGCTGCAACTCCCAACCCATATATTGGAAGAGCTCGTTTTCCAACAATGCCTGCTGTAAAAAATGATAGAGGACTGCTGTATTTATCTGCATCTAAACCTAAGCCAACTGTTCCAAAGTATCTATTTAGTCTGCTTGATAAATGTATTGCTGGAATTGACGCTGCACTAAAGGTTCCTGGAGAATTGTAACTTGTTCCACCTAAAACGTTCCCTAAAATACCCTTCATGCTCGTTTGTCCAGAAACTGCTCTGTCTAACAGAGTCCCAAATGTAGGAACAAACGTTTGTCCGGCGTTTCCAAGTGGGTTTACTGCATCTTCTGAAAGCTCATATGGTGCAGCTCCGAAATTTTTTCTAAATAAAGGTCTTACTAATGAAGTAAAGCGACCAGTTCCAGCAGCTCCTACGTTTGCAATCGTTTGTGTCCTAAAAGGTGTTAATAACTTTTGCATTGCCCCAGAGAAAACGGGATCACTACCTTGCATTCTGAACAGTGAATTGATTGCTTGGCCTTGGTTATAGCCAAATTGCAATGTTGGATTATAGGTTTGAAAAGATATTAAATCAAAAACGTTTTCAAGAGCAGCGGCTCTAGCTTCCGATAATTGTTCTGCCGATATTTGTCCAGTTGATTTAAGTTTAGATAGTATTTCTTCTATCTTTGCCGCTATTTGGCCTGGTTGCCCAGCATAATCATCATATGCCTTAATTTCAATTAATACTTTATTAATTGCGTTTTTTAAATAATCTTGTCTTGTATTAATTGTTGGCGATCTATGCCTTACAACATCATCTGCAAGTCTTCCAGATTCTTCCATCATATTTCTAACAAAGTTCATTGCCCTTGTTAGACTTGCAGTATCTTTACCAGATGCTCTTAAGCGACTTGTAGTGGCACTATATATATTTTCTAGACTTGTTACTGCTTCTGGTAAATCGGTATTTGAAATCTCACTAAGTCTTACATCAGTCCCTCTAATATTTAATCTTCTTAAGCCAAGGTCTTCTTCTAAAGCTTTCATTACTCTTAATGGAGTTCCACGCCTGCCAGTTTGAACTCTAAACGCATCAAATGCTTCTCTAAGCTCTTTATTAGAGTACTTAATTGCGCCTGTTTGATCAATTACTCTTGCTTCGCCAGAAGATAAATCAACGCTTAGTGTTCCACCTCTTCTATCAGTTCTGACAGATCCTCTTGCTAATAATTCTGAAAAAACAGTTGGGTTTTTTATATCTGATTTTCTTCTTGTAAATCTACCAAATTTTCTAATCAGTGAACTTGGTTGTTCTTCGTCTATGTCAAAAGCTGCTTTAAACTTTTCAAAAAAACTTCTTCTTTCTCCAGTTATAGCGCTAGTTCTATCTTGCTCACGACCAGTGGCTAATCTAGCTGCAGAAGAAAATATGTCTGTTTCAGTTGAAGAAAATCTCTTATATAATCCAGGCGTTTGCTTTATACTTGTTGCGCCAAATTCTTCTGATGTAACACCAAATAGTTTTCCAACATTTCCAAATAAACCATTTCTTTGGTTTACCCAGGCGTAGACGTCTGGTCTATCCATAACTCCAGACAAGAAGTCTTGTCTTGAAGTCCCCGGCATGTACTGTATTTCTTTTAGTTTATTTATTCCTCTTGGACCACCAAAGCCCATCATTTGGAGAGGATTAAATTTAACAACTGGTATTCCATAGCCTTCAGTCAATGAATCAATAAGGTTACTGAAACCAGATCTCATTCTTGTTGTATCTACAACTCTTCCGCTTGCAGTAGAGTAAACTCCAGTTAATCCCGAATATCCTATTGTTCTAGATACTGGGTCTTGACGAGCAACCTGACCAAATATTCTTCTTGCTTCAGCTTGAGTTTCTGTTGGGAATGCATTAAAAACGCCTTTGTCAAAGGCTTCATCTATAGATATTTGTCTTAAACCAAAAATATTAAATCCACCAGGGCTAGAAGCCGGTGTCATCAATTTTTTATCTACTAATAAACCTTTTAATTGCGAAGCGTCTCTTGCGTTTACACCTCTTTTAGCAAGTTCTCTTGCAATAAAGTTATCAGAAGTATATGAACCATCTGCTTCTACAAGTTTTATATTATAAGTTTGAGCTACTTTTCTAGAAAGAAAGCTCATTCTATCTGCGCCTAATGGACCTCTGAAGTCTTCGTATCTAGCTTTTTGCGGTTTGCCAATTGCATTAGCGTGAGGAATAATTACCTTTTTTTCAAATTCTTTAAACGCTAAAGAACCGCGTTCAGTAAGAACTTGTCGATAAGCTTCATTAGTGAATTGGGCATCTGCTTCACCAAAAGCTCCTCGTAATTTTTCTGCTGTGAAATTTTCTGCTTTTCTTCCTAAATCTTTTCTAGCTCTTCTTGTTACGGCGTCAAAAAAATCTTCGTCTGTTTCTACATTGATTTTTCTAATTCCATAAGTGATTCTTTCTGAAATATTTTTGCTTCTGCTAAATGGGTTAAGAAGACCTTTGACTTCTATTTGTCCGACAAAATCAGCAGCTGTTTCTCGGTCTAATCCTCTTCTAACTAATGCCTGTTGTACAGTGTTTAGGTAGGCATTGTTTTCATAGGCCTTTGTAAAATCTCCTGGTTTTAAGACTCTACCTGTTGGGTCAACTAATGACCTAGAATCCAGAGAGTCTTGTACTAAAGATGCAAATCTTCCAGTGTGTTGTCTTTTAAGATTTTGTATTGTTGATGATAATATTTCTGCTGCCCTAGTTGTACTTCCTCCAGAGCTTCTTAGTGCCTCGTCAAAAGAAATTGCTCCAGATACAACATCGTATGCGTTTCTTGCATTTTTAAATTCTTTTTGGAACTGTCTAGCTCCGTACTGTCAAGCCTCTTAAAGATGGTATTGTGTCTACAAATCCCTTGGTAGCTTCATCCACTCCTAATATATTTCTTACCCCACGCCTGGTGGTTCCAAGATCAATTTCTGCGCCTGTGGTATTTTTAAAACCAAATAAATAACTTCTTGCTGCCTTAGCCGCAGATCTAAGTTTTCCTTCAGAAGAAAGCTCTGAGGCCGCTCTTGCTGCAGATGCTCCTCTTCTAGCTTGATGTAACGCAAAAACAACACCACTTTCTTGCCTCTGCGCTTCTTGAAAAGACGTGTTAAATGCGTAACTAGCAGAAGTACTTATTCTTGTTGCTTGGTTTACTATTTTTTCAGCGTCTTGACCAAAAGAAGTAAGGATTGTTTTTATATCAGCTATTTTATTTGCTGTTTTTAATTGGTTTGAACTTAGTGGTAATGGAAAATCTTGGTAAGGAGCGCTAGCTAACTGTTTTAATCTACTAAAAGAAGCACCTGCTGCGGCTTGCGGACCAATAAAAGTTGTTATATTTATTGTAGACTGTTTGACAAAGTCTGTTATAACATCTACTGGATTGTACCAATTTACTTTTGGCCTATCATCAGAATTGCCAAATAGCGGATCTGTTAAGCCTCTTTGTACAACATAAGTTGATGGCAGCATCAACCCCAAACTTCTTGTATGCCTTACAAGATTTGACTGTAATTGGTCTTTGTAAGCCCACTCTGCAACAGGTTGACGGCCTGCAGCAATTGCTCTAAATTCATTTCTTGTCATCCACATTGAACCATCTGAAACATACTCTGGTCCAACTAAGCGGGTCAATTGCGGCTTAATTACTCCTCTATCGGCATTTTCATATATAAGCCTTGCGTAAGGATCAACGCCATCGTCAATGTAGCGATTTATTCCTTCTAGCTCATCAAGAGTTTTTCTTATTTGCCCAGCTGTTTCTACAAATCTTCTTCCCAGCTGAGAACCGCTATCTGCGGTTTTTTGTATCGTTTTAGCTAACTTGATTCCACCTTTAGAAAACAACTTCGAGGTGGCATAGCTTGCAGCAAGAGTTGCTGCCATTGTTGAAACAAATTTGATAATAGGCTTATCATCAAGCGCACGAGCGATTGCTCCGCTATTTGGATTTGCTCTTTTTTCTTCAGAAGAAGAAGCGGGTATATCACGAGATGTTAAGCCATAGCCTATATTCGTGAGAGACGTTTTATCTCTAAACAAAACTGTTTACCCTTCTACTATCTGGCCCCCCAAAGCTTTTGTGCAATTGGGTCTTCATAAGTTGCTTCGCCATCTTTTCTAGATTTATTATATCTTTGAGCTTTATCTTCAAGTTTTCTTTGTTCCTCTTCTGGATCAATTAACTGAAGTATTACATTAGTTGGCTCTATCGCTAAAATACTTTGTTTAATTTCTATTATTTTTTCAGATAAAGCTACTTTTTCTGCTAACTTTGAATAAGTTAAATTATCTAGATCTTCTGGAGAATATGTAGTTATAGTACTGAGTACAAACGCTTTCATGAGGCTTCTTACCTCAGAGGCTTGTTGCCTTTTTTCTTCTAGGATTCTTTTTGCTCTTGATGGAGAAGAAAACCCAGATTCTTCTAAAATTTCATCAGCTAAAGACGAAATTAAGCCAGCCGGATAATTATCCAGATCCATATTTTCTGGATAAATTACAGCTGACTTAATTATTAAATCTTCAATTTCTGTTCTGCTTTCGCCCGAAGATTCATATTCTGCTATTTTGTCAAACTCTGAAAATGTAAGTTCGCGAAATACAACTACTTCTTTTCTCAGATTTGTCTGAAAAATAGAACCGTGTTTATTTTTTAATTCATAAAGTTTTTCAGGCTCAAGCATATCATTAGAGCTGTCTTACTTCTAGTGCCAAGAATCCAGAAGCTTCAAGAACCTCTTGAGAAATAAGCGAGGGCAAACCTGCCATTTCTGATATCAAGGACTGTTTATCGTATGATGGATACAGTATGCATACTTCTGCTATTGCTTCTTCATTCCAGAGATTAGCTTCTGATTGCGTTAGTTGTCCAGCTTGCATAAGCTGTTCCATTTTCTTAAATAGATTTTTATACTCTAAGCGAGTCAGAGTTCTCCATGCAATGTGCTTATCGTAACTAATAGAAGTTACATAAACATCGCCATGTTCTTTTTTCCAAGCTTTTATTTGACCTGCAGTTGGTCCATTTGGCCAAACAAGTTCATCATCTGGAATATCTTCAATCCCAACTGACTCTTCTTGCTGTACCGGTTCGTCCATCTCTACTACGGCTGCATAATCTGCCTGTACTTCTTCTGCTATTTCTGGTGCGTCTTTAACTACAACTTTTCTATTTTCAGTCATATAGTCTCCTCATTGGAACATTTTATTTAACAATTATATCACATTTTTATAAATCATATAGTCTAGCTAGATCTTTTCTCGTAGTAAGCTCTAGCTCAGTCAAGTCATCTGGAACTGTATTTGTAGGTGTCTTTTTAATTTGCTCTTCTTCATTGATTGCAACTTGTGCGTTTGGCGGATTTTTTCTTGTGCCATCAGAAATATACATATCTCTAGCTATGAATTGATAGGATTCAAGCAATGGGTTTCCGCCAGGTTGATAAGCTGTACTCATAGAAGTTAAATGAATACTTTGTAAAATAATATCCATTGGTGTAATATTTTTTTGACTTAATCTGTCATTAAAATCTAAAGACATCAATCTATCTAACATATCATAATTTTGATCACTTGAAGTCCCTTTATTTCTTGCTACTGTAGTTAAAGAACCTTCTTGAGATCCATACTTAACAACAAGATTAAATGGCGGGTGGGCACTGAATATATTCCTATCGTCAGATCCTTTTGATTGATCGGAACTTAATCTATCTAGCTGGCTATTAGCCCAGTATTTTTGGATATTCTTATCATCTTCTTCACCCTCTTTGTCGCTTCTTAAATATGATTGCATTTGAGATGCTGGTTGATTAGAATAAAACGAAGCTCTTACGTCGGCTGCTTTAGAAAGCAAGTCTCTCATTCTTCCAGGGTATCTTGTATAGACTATCATTTCACCACTAACAATTCGTGTGCCGGTCATCATAACATCATAATTATAAGACCAAAAACCGTACAATGGTGCTTTTTGTTGAGTTATATTAAAAGCAAATGAAGCTATCTCAAGCTCATCTCCTGGATCAAATAGCCCATCTATGTAGACTTTAACATCTTCTCCAGTAAAAAAATAATCATAATAATTATTAAATTTATTTGTATCATCTGTTTTGCCAGCCCACTTTAGGTCTATATCAGGATGCAGTGGATCAAAGGAATCCGGCATTATCAGCGAATACGAGTCACCATCTTTAGCTAACTTAAATTCTGGCGGGAGATAGGAGCTAAATGGTCTAAATGGCTTTCCTATAAGTCTGCCGTTTGGGTCTGAAACACCTGCCATATTACTCGGGCTTTCTTATTTTGTCTATGAATCTAGTATATTCTAACATTTTTTCTTCGGTATAATAATTATTTTGCCTATCTTTATAGACTGCACTTTCTTCACTACCTAACAACATTGGGTCATAATCCATTGAAATCATTGGCTGGATTCCTCTAGCCATAAAAGTATATGTCTGCTCAGTTATAAGGTCATCTACAGACATTGTTTGACCTTCATCAACTATAGTAACACCATAAATCTTCATTTTTGCGCCAAGACCATACTCATTAAAAAATGTTAAAACAATATCAAAAGGTGGCAGCATGTCTGCTAGAGGTGCAAAAAATAAACCAGTCTCAGCCATTATGTGTCTGTATTCTTTTATCCTATAAAAAGCATATTCATTAAATACGGTAAAAATTATAGACCCTGCTATTGTTCTACCGCCTTTAACAAACCCTCTTGGGTTGACATGTCCAAGTGTTCTTACTGGTGAATTTTCTCTATGTATTGAATAGGATATTGTTTGAATTTCAGCTAATTCTAAGACATCCATAGACTGGATTGTCCCATTAACCCTATCAATAGAAGGTATAACCATTGTTGCAGAGATATCTGTGCCTGCAAAAGACATATTTGAAAAAGGGTCTGGCAAACCTTTTTCTGCTCTTATTTGTGATATTGGATCATTTTCGTAAAGACTTGATCTTCTATAATATGGACCAAAGTCATACTTTGCTACTTTAGAGTCAATTCTTTCCATCTTATCCTATCTTTGTATATAAAGTAATATGGAGGATCGGAGCTTCCCCCGTCCTCCATATTCACTTGCTACTAAAAGTTTAACTTAAATTAAGGTCTGATGATCTTTGGATTCAAGCCAGCTTCAGAAACAGCATCTCTATTGATAATGTCTCTGAGATCACCAGTGTTAAACTTACCGTTTGCGAGTTGGTCTGTTGTGATTCTGTACATTGGACCAATTTCTCTTGCAACATAGGTCATGGTTTCTTCAATGACGATGTCATCCATTGAAGCACCCGACCCTTCGTTAAGAAGTTCTACGCCATAAATTGAACGTACAGCTCCTTGACCATATTCGTTTGCAAAAGTTATTGTAATGTCAAATGGAGGAATTTGGTCTGCGTAAAATGGGACTTGAGAAACAATGTCAGAATCCTGTGATGAGAACTCTGCAATGCCGCGCTTGTGCCCAACGTCTCCTGGAAGAGTATTATGTCTTCTAGTGTAGAAAAGCTGTGGGTTATCTTTTTGGTGGTTAGATTCCAACATTTGGTAAAGAGCTGGGCGATCAAATACTGTAAAGATCAATGAGCCAGCGATACCACGCTTTCCTCTTGAGAACGATCTTGGGTTTGGTGAACCCATTGTATAGATTGGAGCCTTTTCTCTTGTTACAGAGAATGTGATTCCAGAAAGAGCGCCTATTTCAATGCCACCAAATGTAGCAACGATGTCAGCACCAGAAAATGTAGTATAAGTATTAAGATACTTATTTACGGGACTATCGTAATAGTCTGAACCAGCCATATTATACCCTCCTAATTCGGTATATTATTATATGTTTATAGTGTTATTGCGACTTGAACTTCAATGTTCTTGAGTTCAAACGCTGGTGTGAGCACGAGGTCAACAAACGCCTTGTTTTCAGCTGGCAAGTAACTTACGGTAAAGTCACTGTCCAGCAAGGCACCTACTTGTTGCATGCCACGTAGTGCAGAAGTTATAGCGGTTTCCATTGAATTGCGTGTCTGCAATGTGGATGCCTCGCCAACAAACTTCGTGCAAACTTGTCTAACCAGAAGAGCTGCTTCAGTTACAATTCTCATTGTTGAGATTCTTGTGTAGTCTGAAGTTGATGCTGCCATTGTTAGTCCTTCAACAAACACTGGTATCTTATTGAAATTGAGAGCTATAAAGTTAACTCCAAGATCTGAAAGAGCTGTTTGTTGCGTTCTTGTTGGGTTGTATCTAAGAGCGGCGACATTATAAGCTGTCTTGTTAACTGGTGAAGTGAATGAAGACATTCTGCTAATTGCTGCTGCAAATGTTGTTGCACCATTTGAATATCCCCAATCAGATGGATAGTTGACTGGCTTAAGCTCTGAAGCAATAACTACGACGTGTCTGCCAACTTCTTCCATTGAACCTGAATCTCTGCTAATTAGGTTAGCAGGACCAGCACCTGAGTTGTATAGGTGTGAAGAAACTTGTGAAGGTGTCATGAATTCAGATGTTCCAACGTATGGCTTTGTTCCCATTACTGCAAAGCATGCGTGTGAATTTTCTGAAATATCTTTTACCTTTAGCGCAACTTTATAGGCCCAGCTAGCTGAACCTGTTCCGTTGTTTGCATAGAAACCAAATGCTGGATCATTACCAGGAGTTGCTGGATCTTCCCATTCGTCTGGGTGACTACCGCGTCCCCAAGGGACAATAATGTCTGGCTGTGCTGCTTCAGCTGCTTCAAAAGCGGCTTCAAAAACATCACCACCACCAGCTGCTGCATATGACGAACTTGTAATCGCACCTGTTGAATGATTGAATGAAGAATCAGATGGGAGAGGAACAATGAATATTCTTTCTGCTCCTCCTACGAGAAGTTCAAAATAACCTCTGTGGACATCAGAATCTTCACCAAAAGCGGTGATAACATCTTGTTCACTTGTAGCCTGAACCACATCAAGATCTTTTACATTACCTGTTCCATCAGCAGTTCCTCTTTGTGCGATAAGAACAATTCTTGGGCCAACTGGAATATCTTGGCGCGAGATGCTGTAAAATCTATCTTTAATTACTGTTTTTACACCTGGTAGAGCCATTAGCTTTTAGACCTCCGCTTGCAGCATACTTATGTTTACTTCATGTATATAGTAATGGGTCTAATTTCAAAACAAAGCACAATACTTATGAATCTGGTGTAGCTGATTGATTTAAATCAATAATGTTTAATTCAGTCCCATCATATGTTGGTGTAGATCCAAGGTAAAAATCGTCCCAAATCTCTTTTTCAACGGCCATATATCTACGTACGTCAATGACGATCTTTTCAATTGTTCCCACTTCCATACCTATAAGCTTTTCGGTTGTTAGCATGTAGGTTACAGTTCTTTTATTAACATCTGTAGCATCTCGGTTTTCCTCTGAATCAGATAATCTTCTGGCATATACTAATTCAGAAGCCCCTAATCTTTTAAAAACTGGGGTATATTCAAGCATGAAGTCTTCAAATGTTTCAATTATTTTTTCTGCTACTTCTGGACCAGAATATCTACTTGATGAACCCTTTAATTCTCCAGAATCTGCTTTAGTTATTACAGTAAAGGATATTATATTTTGAAATCTTTGGCCAAAAATAACTACATCTTTTGCAGGGGATATTCTACTTCTAGGTTTTGGCTCTACTGAATGCGCCCTTCTAAGCTCAAGACCATAAGCGATCACTGGGTATTCTGCGTAGTCTCCATTTTGAACTGGTTTTATTTTAATATTTGGATATGCATTTTCCCACAATGCTTTAACAGCAGAAATAAATTCAATGTATGTTAAATTTCCTTGAGCTTGAAGTGGAGGAAGATTGCCAGATAATCTATCAAAACTTGCTTCGTTTATTCCTGGTGTTGGAAATATTGGATAATTTTGTGGCATTATGCGCCTCTTCCTGAAGCTACGTTAAAAGATATTTCTCTCAAGGTTCTAGATGATACTAGGGTTATATTGAAATATATCTTTCCTTTTTCTTTTTTGTCTGCGTACATATCTAGACTGTAGTTTCTAATTATATCATTAATTTTAAGAAAATTTAATAAAGCTTCTACTTTTGTATTAATTTTTGAATATCCAAATTTTCCTATTGAATTTTTACCTATTGCTTGGACCTCAGATATGACCATAGCAGCTAATCTTACATTAGATGAATCTTTAAATGACTCACTTATTGATTGAGTAAAATCTCCGCTTATATAAACATCGTATGGGCCAGCAAATCTTCTTGATCTACCGCCTTTAGTTGCACAATTTATCCCTTTATCATTTAAGGATTTTACTTGTGATGTTGTTAAATCTGTTCCGAATGCAGAAAGTGCTGAAGAAATTTTTTGATTGCTTATACCAAAATTTACTTGAGTTGATGCTAACATACCAGCTGTTGCTGCGGCTAAAGAAGAACTATAGCTTAGTTGCATTTGCTTGTGCGAAAATATAGCTTCACCATAAATTAAAACCAAATACTTACCAGTATCTTTAGTTATAAATCCATTTGAATCAATAGTGCTTTCTAACTCAAAATCTTTAGTTAATAACGTCGTTACATCTGCTGAATTTATGCCGTCATTTCTTGATCCGAGCACTCCTATTACAACCTCTCCACTATCTTGCTGCACTTTGTTGCAAAAATTAGCGAGCTGTTTAGCAAAGTTGACTGTACCAGTATTAATCATACTAGCTTCTAAGGGCACAACAAAGTCTATAAAATCGTACTGCTGTAGCAGGTTATAGCATATTGATAAGCTATTATAATACAGTTCATAAAAAGTAAATGTATCATTTACAGTATCTTTATATTTTGCAGTATTTCTTTCAGAAACTTTTTCTTCATATTCATTCATATAACCAGCGGACATAATATAAATATCTCTTGCCCCACAAGTGTATGCGTCAAATACTCCCCTAAGTAAAGGGGAATTAATATCAGCTCGCAATATATTTACTGCTTCTTGAATAGATGTTATTTTTTTTATTCCATACGGTTCTATCGCATTTGTATGACCAATTAGCACAATGTTATTAGTGTCAAACTGATCTACCGGTTTATAAATTGATTTTGAATTTACTGATAAACTTTTTCCAAACATAGAGTAATCTGTTTCAGAAGTAGCGACAACTGCTTTGGCTTGCAGCGCATGTTCTTTGATATTTGCTACTCCATTTAGTTTTGAACTTATTTCAACAACATAAGTTCCATCAAATAAATTGTCTGGAATTTTTATTTTTAAATAAAATGATCCTTCAGACAGTCTTTCTAAATAATCTGTTGAGCTAAAATTTTGTATATATCCTGGGCTTGCTGAAGTCGCTGATTCTATATCATAAATATAAGGGCCTAAAATAACTGGTCCAACTCCAGCAAAACCTCTTCTTAAAAAGACTGTAATATTTGTTTCTGGATCGACAAATTCATAACCAGATTTATATGTAAATGGTATTTCTACGAATTGTCCAGGTGATACTATTAACATTTTTAACTCGCTGGTTCTTCCTTTGTTGCTCCACACATCCAGTATTCAATTTTTCCATATCTTCCTCTTACTGGATAACATTCCTCAAGAACATAGAGTACGTAGTCTTCTAAAAATGAAAGAGAACCCTCATAAATTCTATCGCCGGATTTTGGATTAATTTCTGCTTCAAAATAGTATACTCTATCTGAATTTATAATTACTCCTTCATTTTCTTCCTCTTTTGAAGAAGCAAGATATCTTGACGCTGCAGTTACGTGTCTTGTAGTAACTCTTTGTAATACATCAGAATATAGATTGTCATCAGATAACCTTCTCTGCAATAGAACGTCATGACCCCATTCTTTTAGGATATTTCTAAAAACTCTTTTTGTATTAATCATACTGGCGCAGTCTTCTGTCTGGCATTGGGTCATCTTGTTGCAATGGTTTTTTACCTGGTCCATACAATTCTTTGTCAGACAAATAGATTAATTGACCAGTTTGTGGATCAAGTGTTTTGCCTGAGGTTGCAATTCTTTTATTTGGCAAGTTTTTAGGCTGTACACCTCTCATTGAGACTTTCTTTGCAAGAACTTCTCTTCTTAAGGATGCTGCTATTTGACACCAGGTCGTTGCGTTAGATCTAGTTGCAATTGTTCTCGGTGCAGATCTATTAGTGATTTCGAGATCAGCAAGTTTGATTGAAAGTTCATCATCTCCACCAAAACCATAAGTTCTACTTAGTTCGCAAGCAGAAGCGGCTTTAATATATTCTAAAATTACAAAAGGAAGAGTTGAACCATCTTCATCCCCACTTAAACCATAAATCTCTTTTACTTCTAAAGAATAACGATAAATCATTTCTCCTATTTCAATCAAAGATGCGTCAGGAAAAATAGAAACTAATTCTTCTGGGTCTAGATAAAGGGGAGATAGATCTGGAGCAAATATAATAGTTTCATCTGCTCTCAAGGTTACCGTAGGCTTATATTCAGTAGTTGTAGTATTTGCGTAAAGAGTTAACTTAGATACTATGCTGCTTCCAGAACTTGTTGTACCAGTAAAAGTTACAGTATACGTATCTGCTTCACTAGGAGTAAAGTCGTAGTAATATTCTGACCCAGAAAGAAGTGTGGCCGAAGTGTTTACTATTATTTCTGCATCTGAATTTTTAACCAATACCTGCACAGAGACTATATCAGCCTCTACTTGAGCACCGCCTTCACCTTGATCAAGAAACTTAACTTTAAGCCTTACGCTATCATTGACTAAAACATTGCTAACGGACATTTTGTCTCCATTTAAAATAATTATACTTATTTATAGTAAGTTCTTTATGCAACTATCGTAATCTCAGCTTCACCAGTTAAAGCTATAACAGTCGCACTTGACAGTGCACTGACTTGTTCGTCCAAGGCTTGGACTGTGATAATTCCATCTACTGACCTGTCTATACTGACAACAGCTATAGTTGTAAAATTAGAAAAATCTTGATTTGTTGGGTAAAAAAAGGTTACATTATTTACAATAATAGGATTTAAAATACTTGGTGCGTTTATAACCAGAGTTCCGTTATAGGTGTAGTTTGAACTATATGCGACTGGCTGGTTATAGAGCATGCTTTTTCCTTTGGATTATATCGTTATAGTAATTAATTTAAAACTCTAATCCAGCGTCTTTTTTTAGATTGGGTAACCATATTCTTCCATCATTTTCAGATGCATTATCGGGGGTTCCGTATAAAAATGCGCCTAAATATGCTACTCGTTTTCCGTGTGTAACTGGGCTGACCTCATGAGTGCCTATAAAGTTTGCAGGATATATCACAGCTGAGCCAGATTTTGGCTTATGAGTATGTTTGGCGTGTCTGTGCGTTATATGACCACCGATAAAATTATAACCATTTAATTCTTCAACTGTATCTACAGAATCATTTAAATATATATTTACACTTACTTTAGAATGCTTTGGGTATTCGTTTTGTGTAGATTTTTTATATTCATACGCAATTTGATCATCACAGTGCGGACCTATGCCCTGCCCATTAGAATACGTTGCGATATGCCCCATTCTACGCCACCAACAAACTGTTGCTGCGTCTGGGTAATGCTTACAGTATTCAACCAATATTCTGTACATTAAATCTTCTAAAGTTTCAATAAATTTTTTTTGCTCTTGTGTAACAGGCCTATTATTCATTACTCCAAGTACATCAACAAATCTTTCTGGAGCTAACGATACTTGGTCTATAGCAAATTTAAAACCAGTTTTATTTATGGCGTATTTTATGCCATTTTCTTCTATGTAAGTGAACGTTTCTTCTTCTGCCTTTTTTAAAAAATCAATATAATCAAACAAAAATTGTTGATCTATTTGTAAGGCATTTTTGACAACACATAGTCCAGAACCAACGTCTGTCATGTCTAGGTTTGTTTCAAGCATATTTAGTATCCTGGCAAAGTTACTTTATATTGATCGGAATATTCTGAGTATCCTCTTGATTTTAAATGATCCTTGTAGTCCTGTATATACGTCGGCATGTAGATGTTTGTGCTCATTTGCGCTAGTTCTGGTTCTTCTATTGGATCAACCACAGCTTCTCTCACATCTGGGTTTGGCGTCCCTTGGCTATACCAACCAAGATAACTATATCTAATCCCTTCACCAACTGGCTTTACCTCATGTGCGGCTGTATATCCTGCTGGAAAAAATAATATTGTTCCTTTTTTAGGTTTTATATTTAAATCTAAGTAATTAAAATAATGATCACCTTTGGTAAAATTTTTTCCATTTAACTCTTCTTCTGATTCAACACTATCATTAAAATAAATTAGGCATGTTACTGTGCTGCGCATTGCCAGTTGATCTGTTGGGGTCCAAACTCCATAAATATAATCTGTACTTATATCAGAGTGTGACCCCAAGTAAACATCTTTTTTGTATGAAACAATATGCCCTTTAACTTTCCACCAAACACATTTAAAAGCTAATGGGTAAAACTCAAAATATTTAAACAAATATTTATCTTTTGTTTTTTCTAGAAAATTTAAAAAGTTAATTACTTCTGGTCTTTTATCCTGATGCGCTGCTGAACCTCTCCCTGGCATGGCGTCTATGCTGTCTTTGCTAAAGAAATAGCCGCTTTTATTAACGTAGATATCTTTTCCAGTTTCAGGATCTACGGCTGGAGAGTACATTGCTGCCTTTTCTCTGTCAACTATTTCAGTGCAAAGATCAAAAACATAATCCCAATCTAAGTCAAGTGCAGACTCGAATAAAACAACTCCGCCACCTAAATCTATTCCTTCTATGTTCTTATCTTGCATCTGCAACTTCTTTCATTGTTTTGGAGCTATTATACTTTCTTTTTGTAGCGATCAACAGATCATTCTTTTTTGAACTTGATTCTTTGTATTTATTTTCTATATAATCAATGTAATCATCAACAAGTTCTTTCATCCATATTTGCCCTTGTGAACCTATTGGAACTGATGTATTTGCTATATTTATTCCTCTGTCCGGATCTGCAGAACCCTGGCAATAGTAACCGATATATGCGTATCTGTTTCCTTTTGTGCATTCGTGAATCATATGTGACCCTAGGTAATTTGATGGAAACATAAGTATATCACCAGCTTTAGGCTTATACTTTACACCTGCGTAAACAAACTCTATTTCTCCACCTAAATAATCATTGTCCTGAAGAAGATCTTCGTCATCTACTGATGAATTTAAATATATGATAATTCCAACAACATTTCTAGTTGCTAGCTGTAAATCTGGCTCAAAACCAGGCTGATAATTAACATCGTTATCACTATGAAGGCCCATAGAACTTCCTGGACCATAAGCTAAGATGTGACCTTGGGTTCTCCACCATATACTGGGCAGTAGCAATGGAAATATTTCTATATATCTTAGCAGGGCTTCATTCATGGCCTCTTCGCATAGCGAAAATAATTCAATAATTTCTTTTGGTGTTTCTCTAGAAACAAAGTCCATTATATGACTAGCGCTTTTATTTATATCATCTAGACTATATCGATGCCCACTTCTATTAATTGCATAGAGTGGTTTTTTATCTTCATTATATATAATTGTATAGTCTTTTTTTATGGCTTCATTTTTTAATTTTTCTATATAATTAATATATGAAAACTTTTTTACTGGCACTACATCTTTAAATAAAACAATTCCCATTCCTAAATTAGAAGGATCTATAGGATTTAATATTTCCATATATGAATTATATCATATTATAATTTATTCATAGAAAAATTTTCCACTTGATATGGCGGTTGGTGGATTATCTTTATGCCAAACATTAATTACAACAACTCTGCGAATTCCAGTTATTGGAGGAGTTGTATTATGAATAATGTGCCCTGCATCAAATATGATTAACCTATTAGGCTTACAGGCTATTCTTTCCCTTAATTCAATTGGGACTATGAGCGGATCAATATTTTCTTTTTCAAGAGCGTTGAGGGTATCTTCTGACACTGCAGTCGGATGTAGTTCCAAAAAGCCACCTACAACATCGTTAAAGTGAGGATAATATACACACCCTATTTTTGGACCTCTAAAAATTTTAGTATCTGCGTATAGGAAAGTATCTTCATCTACGTGAGTACCCAAATATTGTCCTGGCTTAAATGTTCTGGTCCAATACTCAAAGCCACACAATTCTTCGATAGGAAAAGGTAAGTTTTTTTCCCAAATTGCTTGGATCAGTCTTTTTCTTGGAGTATTAGCTGGAGATTTATGCCATCCATCCCAAAACATGTAAGGGGCAAAACAATCTGCTTTTTCATCATGATAACTATTTAAAACCGATGCTATTCGGTCCTCTTCTCCCATTGAAGCTGGAAAAAAATCTTTAGTATTTTCAATCTCTAAGAGCAAGTTTTTTTCTTGGATATAGTCATCTATGACTATCATATAATATTAATCCTTAATTACTACTGTATGCCCCGTTATTGCTGGACTGTGATAAACATTAACCCCAGATATTGACTTTAGCTCTTGGTGCATTTCATATGCTTGGCTATACTCATTTTCTGCTGAATACAGTCTTGCATCGTCGTTTGTATACGAAATGAGCATTGTTCCTTTTGAGTTCAATGCATTGCAGAAGTTTTTAACCATGCTAACATCATGATAAATTTCAAACATTGTTAAAAATATAAAATCATATGTACCAGCGGTTTCATTCTCTATGTCCTGCATAGTAACCGTACTATACGACCAATTTACTGCGTTGTCTTGCAACAAGTTTTCTAAATAATCAAGTTGATAGTTATTGACTAAAGTTAAATCTGTTGATGAGTTCATCAATTTTGAAATTTCATAATTAAAAGCTGGATTAGTCATTAAAGTTTTTGCTGGTTTTGCTGCAAGATATAGCATTTCTGCATACCCAGCATAAAATTCTGAAACAAAACTTGTGTTCCAAGCTGAGTCTTCTTTTGCAAAGAGATCAAAAAAACGCGTTGCGAGGTCGTTGCCAAGAGCTTCTCTTCTTTGGTCTAAAGAAAGAGTATTATTATACTCATAAATTTTAGCAGAAACGTCAACTGTATCTTGAATTTCTCCTAGTGACTTATATTTAACTATTTTTTCTATTTTTGAGTAATAAAGTTGATCATTATTATTGTTCACGGTTTAAAGCTCCTAATGCTAATTGACGCCAATACCAAAATCTTCTAATACTTAAAATAAGAAAGATTCTTTGATTTTTTAAAAAAACATACTCTGGACTACCTGCGTATATTTCCTTTGGAGTATTACCAATATTTTCAACTACATTATATATATTTGAAATTTGTCCTCTATTGACTTTAGAAAAGTCTCTTGCCGCATCTAATAGTTCATCTATAGTTACAGTATCTAATGAGTTTGGGTCTAGGCCCAATATCATCATAAAATATGCTAATTGTTTTTCAACATATTCAATATTTTTTTGAGCGTCAAATGCCATAAAAATCCTATCTTCTATAAGAGATCGTCATCTGGTACGATGATTTTATCGTGCCCTATTTTTCCAAGAGGAGAACTTAGTGTGTTGCAGTGCATGGAGGACCCATCGTTATAAATAAATGTTCCTTCTTCTTTTGAATAAATTGGAAAATTATTATTATCTTCTATTTGATGAAGTTCATTTTTTTCATTTAAATATGGATCTTGTCCTGACATACTACCCTCTTAGCCCTTCAAGAATTGCTACTTGTTTAATGAGTGATTCAAAAGCCAATGTTTCACTTTCTCCTATGATTGTATTTGGTTTTTCCGTAGCGGAAGTAAGTGAATTTAAGTCAAGACCCAATAACATTGCTAATGTATAAACAGATTTTTCTAGGTAAGCAACTGCTTTATTTTTTGCTGAATTTAGTTCAGTGGCATTCACGTTTTGCATTAGTTATTTCCTTATGAAAGTTGTTCTATTTTTTGTTTTAGAGTAGCAACTTTTGCTAGTTCTGCTACTAAATTCTTTTTCTTTTGTGAGTCAAAAAGATCTTCGTTTTCTTCCGACTCATCATAAGAGTATGTGTTCATATTGAATGTATCTGGATCTAGTCCAATTTCTGAAACAAGTCTATAAACATTAGTTTCTATATTTTTAAGAGCTATCTGCGCTGCTAATAATTTTTCAGAATTTGATAAAGATGAAAAGCTCATTTTTCCTCACTTTTTAGAAAGTACCTATAGATGAATAGTAATTATAATTTAGGATTACTTAACTTTAATAATCCTAAATTTGCTGGTCCAATTTTTTCTCCTTTTTCATTTAAACCAGTTTTTATGCCTTTCATCCAAGTCCATGGTTCTTCTCTGTTCTTTTTCATTTTTGCATCACCGTATTCTTGTCTGGCTTTCATTAAATCTGGTTTATCCCATAAATTATTTACTTCAAATTCAACTGATTCCAATAGATCACTTTTAAAAATATTAAAAAACATAAATGGCATTCCTGCCGAAAATGTGACTGGTTCGCCAACTTTTGTTATCATCCAATTCATTTGGAATTCATCTGGCCACCAACTACTTGGGATTACTGCCGATAGAGCGAATGCTCCATCTACGCAATAATTTGGTGAACCGCTTATCCATGTATCATATCCATCTTCAGTGCCGAATGCCCATCCAACGGAAAAAGACACCATGCCAACAATGCCACCGTAAGCTAGTTGTCTATCTTTATACATTTCTCCTTCTAAAATCTTAGGAGTTGTGTTTCCACCATCCCACTGAACTACGACATCTTGCGGAAGAATTAACTCCCAACCACTAATATTTGCAGTAGTTACAGGAAGACATTGGTATGCGTGTTTTTTATAGGTGTTATCCATCCAATCTCTTTTAATTCTTGATTGAATTATTTCAGGAGGATTTTGATGAGTTCTTGTAAGAGTAACTTTTGTCATAATTTATAATAAAGGTATATTATTGCCTTTAGTGATGCTTAAAGTTTGCTCTGCTTTAGTTTCTGTTGAGCCGTATCCACTTGAATACTTGTGATTATTATCATTGTAATCAAACATTGTTACAGCAGAGTATTTTGTTCCTTTTGTGATTTTCTTGGATGCATGGGCGTAGATATATGTAGATGGGAATATGACAATATCGCCAGCTTCTGGCTTAAATGTTATATTTAAATATGGGAACCATAGTTCACCACCCTCATAATCGTCATTTAAATACATTACTGATGACACAGTGCATGTATAAGAAAAGCCATGATCTGCATGAACAGAAAAATGTTGACCTGGTTTATAGCGAACAAAGTTGATCGCTTCCATATATTCCATTTTAAAACTATATACTGACTCATAGTGAGTCATGCATGTCTTTAGTGCTGATTCAACGTCTTCATAGCACTTTTTTACTTCTTCAAATTCTGGAGTAAGATACTTCCAGTGATCAGGGTGCATCTTTAAATCAACGCAATCTCTGTACTCTGGCATCTTTGTATTATACCCAACTAAAGCTTCTGACCACTTAAAAAGATTGTGATTACTATTTCCAATAGTTTCTTCTAGTCTTTCTGGTATTCGCAGATCTCTTGGAATAGCGTTTCGATATAGGTATATGCCAAATTTTGCGTTATCTACTGGTTCTGAACAAGATCCTATATAAAAATATTCCATGGTAAACCTTTCTTTTTTTTCTAGTGATATACTATACCATATAAATTAATCTGAAGGAGCATTTTGTGGATTTTAACTCGGAACAACAATCTTTAATTAAACCTGGACACTTTGGCTCCTCAAAAGATAATATTGTTATAATTAAAAATTTTGTAGACTTAGAAGATCTAAAAAAAATACAGAGCTTTTTACCTACAATTAATGAGTGGATGGATGCTGGAGAAAGTCAATATTCTGCTGATGGTACCTGCACCTATGACGCATCGTACTGGCAGAACCGTCAATGTAGCGGCGAAATTTTATCTAAAATTAATTTAGATATATATAATTTAGTTGATAAATATATTATTAAAATGAAATGGCTTCTTGAAGATTTTTTTAAGGTAAAACTTTTTGCAAGACCGCCGGTTATTATTAGGTGGTTTGCTGGTTTAGAGCAACAGCCTCATGCTGACAAGCAATTAAATGATGGATCACCTAATCCATTCCCAACATATGATTTAAATTCGTTAATTTACTATAACGATGATTTTGAGGGAGGAGAATTATATTACCCTCAGCATGATTTGATCGTAAAACCGGAGCCAGGTCTTGCAGTTGCGCATCCCGGAGATATAAATTACTTACATGGAGTTAAAAAAGTAAAATCTGGAGAACGTTTTACTACCCCATCATTTTATACCATCACTGAATTATCTTAGTATCGTTTCTTAAATATTTAAGAAGCTTTATATCTGCCCATATAAAAGTTAAAGCTATCGGCAAATATAATAGGCCATGTAAGGTAAATGGCCACTTAGTAATTTGATAAAACATATTTAAAGTAAATGTTAAAACATAATTCCAGTAACAGAACACGCCTAATTTTTTAACAGAATAGTATAGTTTTAAACTTAGATAAAAATGTACAGATGCGGCTGCTGTTGATGTATATGTGTATACAAAACCTAACTGAGCGACAGTTGAGTTTTGAAAATCTAAACAAAGAACCAAGATAGCAAGACCAAGTGCTGCGTAGTGATGATATACGGTTTGTTTTTGTAGAAGATTTTTACCTTTTACTATTGCCATAATATCACTAGATAGATAAATTAAACCAACAGACCTTAGGGCAATATTATTCCAAATTCCATTTTTGATTTGAAAGATCATTAAAAAACTTAAAAAAATAAATAAACAAAAACTAATTATTCCCTGTATCAATTGACCAGATGAATATATTTCTTTATTATTTATTTGTTTATTTTTTCTAAAAATAGAAAGAAATATTTTATTATTTTGTAAATAATTTATTATAAAACAAAAGACTAAAAAAGCGGATACAGGAATCAAATTCCATATATCCGCTAGATTAGTTAACATTCTTACCTTAATCTATTTTTCTGCGCACCTATTACTTAAATGATGGTGGGAAGAATGGTGGGAAGAATGGTGGGAAGAATGGTGGGAAAAACGGTGGGAAAAACGGTGGGAAAAACGGTGGGAAAAACGGTGGGAAGAATGGTGGGAAAAACGGTGGAAAGTACGGTGGAAAGTACGGCGGAAAAAACGGTGCGTGCCTTTCGTATGAAATTGTTGATCCCAAGGGAACAACAGTCGTATCCGTTAAAGCAGTTTTGACTTGATTTACAATAGAAGCGTTGTTAGTAGCGGTGTCTATTGGCGTCCCAACAACAAAACCAGCACTTGTTATCGTAGTGTTAGCTGTTGAGTCGGCAGTTCCGTGCCGCTATTGTTGGTTTAGCTCTTTTTCTTTTAGAACCTTTACCTGGTTCTGGTATTCTATTAGCTGTCATATTATGCCGCCAAGTCTCCTAATGCCACCCATGTATCAGTAGCTCTTTTAATAAGTGTAGCAGATGACCATTGTGTGCGCAACTTAAGGCCAGGAGTTCCATTAACAGTTACGCCTGCTTGAGCTGCTATTGTAGTTTGACCAGCTCCAGTTTGAAGAACTGTGATTGTAGTTCCTACTGGATAGGCTACGTTTGAGTTACTTGGGACTGTAAGATTGTTTCCTGAAGCTACGTTCATTTCAATCATTTTGCCTCTATCAGCTAATACTAAAGTATACGCTGCTGTTTGGGCGTTGGTTACAGTGTCACCAAATATTCTTTGGTAGGTAGTTCCATCATTTGTAAACTCCCAACAGTCATCTGTTTCATTCCAACGGAGAACAACATTTGTTGATGTTCCACGCTCAACTTCAATTCCAGCGTTTTCTGAAGGTGTTCCAGCTTCATTATTATTCAGTATAATAACATTATCATTAATTGTTAATGTTTCAGAGTTAACAGTTGTTGTTGTGCCGGAAACTGTCAAGTTACCAGAAACAGTTAAGTTTCCAGCAACTGTTGGGTTAGATGTGTTAACCCAAGCTGATCCGTTATAAAGAAGGACTTGATTTGTAACTGCTGAAGTTATTGTTACATCAGAAAGTTCTGATACGCCAATTGTTTCAGCAAGACCTGTACTAACCCAAGCTGAACCATTGTATTTTAAGAATTGACCATTTGTTGCGCCTGTTACTGCAACATCGCCAATATCATCAAGATTATTGATTGGTGGGATTGAAGCCCATTCAATGCCAGTTGCAGCAGATGAATTAGCTTTTAAGTAATATCCATCTGTTCCGACAGAAAGAACTGCTGGAGTATCATTTGCTGTAGCAGTGAAAAGATCGCCCTTAGCATTTGCTGTTGTCTTTAGAATAGCATCATCAGATATCTGAGCAACGACAAAAGCTGTTGTTGCAATTTGTGTATCATTCGTATCAACTGCAGCTGTTGGTGCTGTTGGTGTACCTGTTAATGCTGCGTTTGCCGAAGTTGCATAGCCAGCAAAGGAAACATTTGCTGTTTCAGATCCAGTAATTCTTCCGTAAGAATCAATCGATAAACTGCTAATAAAAGTAGTTGTATTAGCTCCAGAAGTATTTGTTTGGGTTACTGTAGCTAAATCAATATCATCTGCATTTACGACTATTCTATTTGCACTGGCTGTTGCAATATCAATTTGATTACCAGTTTTTGTTAAACCATTACCTGCTGTAATAGTTGCTGTTCCTGTAAATTGAGTATAAGTAAGACTATCTGTTCCAAGAACAAAAGCTCCTGCAGTTCCGCTACCTACTGAAGTAAGAATAAATCCTTGTCCAGAATTTGTGGAACCTGACAGAACCAGTAGGGCATCACCAGTTTTTAACTGACCAGCAAGGCTATTATCTGCGTCATCTCTACGAGTTAACACAAATGCCGTAGTTGAAGTTACACCCTGTTCTGTTACGGTATATATGCCGTTATGTGCGGCATTTGATTGATTTTTGATCAAAACATCTTGGCCAGTTGTTACCTGTGAACCATCAATAGTGAGTCTACCAGTAGAATCACCGGTTAGTGTTGCACCGGCTCCGTCTGTACCATTATTATATGTGCATGCTGGAAGCGCTGCTGCTGTTGCATACTTAACTGTTTCATGCCAGTTAATTCCAGCTGTTATTGAATCTACATACCCTCTTGTTGCAAGGGCGGTTGATCCTGTGCCTGCATTTGATGCAATGACAGAAGAAACATTCATCACTCCGTTAGCGGCGATATTTGCTACTACAGTCCCACTTGAGTTTTTGAATTCTACTAAAGGTGCTGTTGCGCCAGAGGCTGCTTTGAAAACTGCTGATTCATCATACACCGTTATTTCAGGTGCTGTTTCTGTTCTTAAACGGGCCATACTACTCCTAGCTTGGAATTAATTAAAGCTATGAATATAGTAATAGTCTTTACGCAAAATTATTGTGTTATTCTCTTTAAAAATTCCAACATTTTTCCAACGTATTTGATGCGACCAAAATGGGTTAAATTAATAGTTGGATCAACCCAAACTTTTCCACCTATTTTTTGCCAATATCGGCAGAAACCATAATCTTCAGACAAAAATCTTCCAGTTTCATCTACGTAAGAATTAAATAGTGCGTAAGCGTTATCTACTTCTTGACCAGTTAGTGCGCCTGTGTCATCTTTATATTTTAACTTTTTATACTTTTTAAACATTTTATCAAAGACTTCGCGTTTAATAACCATAAAACCAGTTCCAGCCTCAAAACACTCAATTGCTCCATTGTCAATATTAAGTTTATTGTTGCCTGGTTCAGTTAAATGAACTACATATCTTGAAGCATACTCCATAAGATCTTTTGAATCAACCTCGTTCTGAGCACCTTCTTTTACTCTATCCCAATTAATTTCTTTAATTGGATACGATGCAGTCATAACGTCTTTGTCATGCCATAAAAGCTTTAAAATAGCCTCTTTATCAAACTGTAAATCTACGTCTATAAAAACCATATGAGTAAATGAGTCATTACCCATAAATTTAGCTACAAGATTATTTCTTGCACGGTTTATCAAAGAATCTGATATTGTACAGACTGAATACTTAAGTCCAATTTCCTTATAGTACAATAAGGCTTGCAAAAAGCTCATCATAAATGGCTCTGTAACATGAGAGTCATAACAAGGAAGTGCAAAAAATACATTCCATTGTTCAATTTTTTCTTTTGGAATAGTTATATTTATACTTTGTTGTTCTATTGACATAATTTTATTATACCATAATCTTAGGGTATTTTATCTTAATAGGTCGATAATAATGACCAATTATAGATGGTCTTAATACGCCTTCTTGAGATCTTACGGCTTTATGGATAAGTCTTGGACCCCAAAACAAAACATCCCCACATTCTGGTAAAAATGCTTCTTGTTTAAAACCATTTTTTAATAATTCAGGTACATAAATATGATTAATAAACTCTGCATATTTTACTGTTTTCAAATACAACAAAATTATTTTCAATCAAAGTTTTTTCATATTTTTCTTTTAACGATAAAAATAAATCATCTTTTTTATAATCTATTTTATGACTTTTTGGTATATAAGTAAAAGGTCCTGATTCTAGTGTAATTTTATCTAAAGCTATCCATGCTCCAACCCTACCTGTAAAAGAGGCTTTTGGGTGGAGTTCTACGTTAAAAAGTTTTTCGTTTTCGTCATTACCATCAGTATGCCAATCTTGACCATATGATGACCATGGAATAATCGATAAGTGTAGTTTTGGTTTTCTATATTCAAGTACTGTTTTAGCAACTTGTACAAGTT